CAAGTAGGAGCTGAGATGCCTTCTAACTCTGACCTTATCAAATGGGCAGAACAAGGTCGTTTGCACACTAAGTATGTAAGCTGTACTTCAGCTGCTGCCGCTGCTTCTGACACCGCTACTTGGACAGTTGCTGACTCAGGTATTACTGCATGTAACTTCCGTGTTGGTCAAACTGTATTCTTGTCTCGTAACTCTGGTGGTACCCAAAGCGACAAAGCTATCATCACCGCAGTATCTGGATTGACTTTCACCGTTGCTTACTATGCTGGTGGTGGACAAACTATCCCTGTATCAACTACTTCTACTGCTTTTGTTTATGGTTCTGAATTCAAAAAAGGAGCTAACGGTATGACTGGTTCTTTGGAGGCTGAAGATAGTTTCTTCGACAACTCTCCTATCATCATCAAGGACAACTACGAAGTATCTGGTTCTGACATGGCTCAGATCGGATGGGTAGAAGTTTCTACTGAAAATGGTGCAACTGGATACTTGTGGTACATCAAATCTGAGCACGAAACTCGTTTGCGTTTCGAAGACTACATGGAAATGGCCATGGTAGAAGGTGTTCCTGCTGAAGCATCTTCTGGTGCTATCGCAGTAACTGGTGATGTTGGTAACAAAGGAACTAAAGGTTTGTTCTACACAGTTGAACAGCGTGGAAACATTTGGGCTGGTGGAAATCCAAGTACTTTGGCTGACTTCGATGCTATCATTCAACGTTTGGACAAGCAAGGTGCTATCCAAGAGAACGTATTGTTCTTGAACCGTAACTTCAGCTTCGATATCGATGATATGTTGGCTGCTCAAAACAGCTACGGTGCTGGTGGAACTAGCTACGGTTTGTTCAACAACGATGAGAAAATGGCCTTGACTTTAGGTTTCTCTGGATTTAAGCGTGGATATGAGTTCTACAAAACTGATTGGAAATACTTAAACGATGCTACTCTTCGTGGTGGTATCACTGGTGGTGAAATCAACGGTGTATTAGTACCTGCTGGTTCAACTACTGTTTACGATCAAGTTATGGGTAAGAACGCTAAGCGTCCATTCTTGCACGTTCGCTACCGTGCTAGCGAAACTGAGAATCGCAGATACAAGACTTGGATCACAGGTTCTGCTGGTGGCGCTGCTACTAGTGACTTGGATGCAATGAAAGTTAGTTTCTTGTCTGAGCGTGCATTGTGCACCTTGGGAGCGAACAACTTCTTCTTGTTCAAGACTGCCTAATCTTAAATAGGTTATCACACATAAGGGGTGGGTACAATGTACTCACCCTTTTTGTTTATATTTGTACCAACAATTAAATCTACTTATGATAAAATCTACAAATGAGCTCAAGGACAGGGTATTTGTCCTTACCTCCAGCACCTCACCGTTAACTTATGTGTTGCCATCTCGTAACACTAAAAGATTTTCACTGCTCCACTTCGATGGAAAGACTAACCGTGCACTACGCTACGCAAGAAATCAAAAGTCTGTATTTGAAGACGAACAAGACGACAATGCAATTGTCGAGCCTGTTATCTTTGAAGATGGAGCTTTGGTAGTTCCAGCAAACAATCCTCTTTTGTCACAGTTCTTGGATATCCATCCATTGAATGGCCAAATCTTTATGGAGTTGAATCCAGAAAAAGAAGCTATGACTAACATTGAAGACATGAATATAGAGCTAGACGCTCAGATCGCTGCTAGAAATATGGACTTAGATACCATGTTAGCTGTAGCTAGATTGGTGTGGGGACCTGTTGTTGACACAATGACAACTCCAGAGTTAAAGAGAGATGTATTATTGTATGCAAGAGAGTATCCAATTCAGTTGCTAGAGATGTTGAATGACCCATCATTGACCGAGACAGCTTTAGCCTCTAAGGCACTTTCTGAGGGCTTGTTCAGTATGCGTAACAATAACCGTGAGATCTGGTTTAACATGACCGGAAACAAGCGTAAGTTAATGAACGTGCAGCAGGGAGAAGACGCTGTGTATGTTTTGACTGCATACTTAGAGTCTGCTGAAGGAAAAGAAGTTCTTGAGATGGTAAAATCTAAGTTATCGTAATTATACGTATATTTGTTGTATGGAAAAATTTTTAAGCATCCCAGTTACTAGCGAACAAAATCAGCTAGTTCAGGCTACAGGAATCATTTTGATTGAACAAGCCTCTACAACAACCGTTACTATCGCTTACGGCGGTGGCAAAGTGGTTACACTTACACATGCTACTGCTGGTGCAGGAGACGAGACACAGCGTGATGCAATTCAAAATGCCGTAGTTGCTGCTTTGCAGACTTCTTGGACTTTTGTTGCATACACTGTATCGAACCTTCCATACGCAGTTAGTGGAATTGGTGTAGCGTAAACATTAAGACTATTTAAAACTAAGGCCATCTCGGAAGGGGTGGCCTTTTTTTGTTATCTTTGTGAGAACATGATTAACACGGTTAGAAATACTGTTATGGCTATCATAAACAAGGACAACAACGGTTATATTACACCGGATGAGTTCAACTTGTTTGCTAAGCAGGCTCAGCTAGAGATATTTGAACAATACTTTTACAATTACACAAACTGGGTTAACAAAAGAAACGCCCGGATGGCTAACGATGGCTACTCTGACATTCAAAAACAAATTGCAGAAAAAATTGATAGATTTAGCGAGCAAGCGACTCTTACGTACAATTCTGGTGCCGGCGCTTTTGCTGCACCTTCTAATTCTTATTTTGTTAACGTTCTACTTTACGCTAACAAAGAAATTGAGTACGTGGCTCACACCAAGATTATGAACCTTATCTCGTCAAACTTGACGGCACCTACTACATCGTACCCTGCGTACTATGAGAAGGAGAATCTTTATTATGTATATCCGAGCACAATCCAAACAAATGTCAGCGCTCTGCACGTTCGCTATCCTGTTGATCCTAAGTGGACATACTCTGTCGTGTCGGGATCGCCTATATTCAACCAGTCAGCTGCTGACTATCAAGACTTTGAGCTTTCGGAAAGCTCACAAAACGACTTAGTTTTCAAGATCCTTTCATACGCTGGTGTTAACATTCGTGAGTCTGATGTAGTTCAGTTTGCAATGGCCGGAGAAAATGCAGATCAAACCAATAAATCATAATGGCATATATAAGCAACCAACAATACTACTCGGACCCTAATAACAACGGGGAATACCAGTATGTCAGCCTTGCTGACGTAGTGAATAACTTCATGCTTATGTATGTTGGTGACGACAAGTTGATCGGAACCGTGAACAGGTACAATGTGCTGTTCTACGCAAAGCGTGCAATCCAGGAACTAAACTACGATGCGGCTAGAAATGTCCGTGTTCTTGAGTTTAGGATTGGCCCAGATCTTAAGTTGATCTTGCCACCTGACTATGTAAACTATGTTCGTATCTCCTTGGAGAAAGAGGGTGTGCTATTCCCATTGTTTGAAAGCAAGACTGTAAACTACGCACAGACATACTTAAAGGACTCTAGTGACAATATCCTATACGATCAGAACGGAGAGGTTATTACGGGCACGTCTGAGCTTGACATGAAGAGAATCCAAGGATATCCAAGAGCATTGTTCACTGGAGACGCTTGGGCGAACGGAAGATATGGATGGCTTGTAGATGGCTATTGGTACTTCAACTACGACCTAGGTGGATACTTTGGCCTGAACGGAGAGACTGCCAACTCTAATCCAAACTTTAGAATCGATCAAGGGTCTGGTGTAATAAACTTCAGCTCTCAGATGTCTGACCAGTTATTGGTGATGGAGTACATCTCCGATGGTCTTGAGAACGGTGACGACTCATTAGTTAAGGTAAACAAGTTTGCCGAGGACTTCATGTATAGCTATATCAAATGGTGTATTTTAAACAATCGTGTTGGAGTACAGGAGTACATTGTTCGTAGAGCGAGAGAAGAGAAGTCAGCCCTTCTTCGTAACGCAAAGATTAGAATGAGCAACTTGCACTCTGGTAGATTGTTGATGGTATTACGGAATCAATCTAACTGGATTAAATAATGCAAATAACAAGAACGCTGGTATCCGGCATAATGAATAAGGACTTAGACGAGCGTCTAGTTCCAAACGGGCAGTATCGTGATGCTCTGAACGTAACCGTAGGAACCTCTGAGGAGGCCGGTGTTGGAGCTGTAGCTAACGAGCTAGGAAATACCAAGGCAAGCACTCTATTAGAGGCTGCTAGAGCTTTCTCTGGAAACAATGCATTCTCTTTATCTGGGGCTAAGACAATTGGATCTATAGCCGTTCCTGCTGAGTTCTTGATCTTCTGGTTTGTAAAAGCTTCTACTGGTAGTATTGTTGCGTCTTACAATTCACAGACAGGACTTACGTCTGTTATTGCTATGGACACTAGAGCCGGATCTAGTAATGTTTTAAACTTTAATGCTGACTACTTAATTACCGGTGTAAACTACATTGGTGGTCTATTATTCTGGACAGACAACTTAAACCCACCTAGGAGAATTGACACAAAGGCTTTTTATGCATTTAACAACTTTACAGAGGAGAGCATCAATGTCATTGTAAAGCCACCGTTAAGTGCTCCTGTTTTGGCGTTGAGAACTGATGGAAGTGTTTCTAATAATATAAAAGACAAGTTCTTATACTTTGCTTACAGGTATAAATATTTCAACAACGAATACTCTTCTTTTTCTCCTTTTTCTGTAGTTGGCTTTGAACCAGACCCGTTTACATTTGACTACGGAACTGGTGTAAACAAGTCAATGCAAAATAGGTACAACATAGCGGACATTTCGTTCTCTATTGGCGGATCAAACATTAAAGAGATTCAGTTGTTATTTAAGGACGCTGCAAGTACTAATGTAAACGTAATTGAGAACTTGGTAAGGGCTGACTTGGTATTGAACAATATTCAAGGGGTTACTTTCTCTGGAACCACAGCTACATATGCCGGTTTTGCAAATAATAAAGTTTACGGAGTATTACCATCTAATCAATTAACAAGATTGTTCGACAACGTTCCTTTAAAAGCAAAGGCTCAAGAGTTGATAGGTAGCCGTATCGTTTACGGAAACTACACGCAGTTTTATAATATAGCAAGTATTTCCGGGAACAAGATTGTACCTAATTACACTGTAAGTATTATCAATGAAAGTAAGTTAAGCCCTACGTATGTTGTAAATAACCCAGTAAAAACTTTACATTCTAATAGGGATTATGAGGTTGGTATATGCTACATGGATGACTACGGTAGAATGAGTACCGTATTGACATCAACAACAAATACCGTATTCCTTCCATCAATTTCAATTCTTATGCGCCTATCTACTAATACCTTATCTAACTTATTTACAGTGGCCAAGTCATTTGATCCTGTGCCATAAAAAATAGGGTCTTCGGTAAATGAATGAGGAAAGAATATTGGCAAAACACCAGGATCTCCTAGCTTTGCGCATGTAAACCCAGCTGCGTATTTAGACTTCCTTGCAGAGGTAACACCCCTACTTGAAGTTTTGTTTACAATTAAATTAGCAGCAGAAAATGCAGTATTCCCATCGGTCTTTACTTTCATATAAACACCAGATATCTGCGTCTTCTTGTTGTTCAAAAAGTCCTTCTCCTTTACACTTACATCAAGTACCTTAAACTCTGTGTTGCTGTATGTAATACCATTTGGATTTACCTTAAATACAATATAGTCATTGGCCTGAACTTTGTCCACGTCAGACTCATTGATCATAAAATACGTATAAATTCCTTCGGTATAAAAAATGTTTGGGAATATTGTGTAGTACTGACCTTTCGATTGCTTTACAAATAAC